CTGGCATTGATCGCAAGACGGTGAACCGTATCGAATGTGGTCATTTTTCGCCTTCGTTGGACACGCTTGTTCGTTTGGGTGATGCTTTCCGTTTGAAGCCAGCGAAGTTGCTCGGCTAATGAGCCAACCGATGCGTAAGTTCAACCCATTCAAAAAATGGAAGGACAACCTCCGTTGGTGGTGGTTCTTTCACGTAACAATGCAACACCGAGAAAAGGAGAAAGACAATGACTGATGCGTATTCATTTACTGTCACGGTTGCTAAACGAAGCGATTGTGAGTTCCCAACCACCGAGGCTGAGGCGGCAAGAATTGTCGGCTGGCTGTTAGAGCAAGGCGCATATTTGGACATTTTGGATGTTCGCCGAGCAGAAGTGCAGTTGGTGTCCAATGTCTGAGGATGCGATCCCGGATATGGGAAACAACGCCGAGTTCGGTTGGTGTTTGGCTGTACTTGTTGGGCCGCAAGGCAAAGATCGGTTTTACGGCCCATTTGAATGCGAGTCAATTGCTCGTGCTTGGATTAAGGGTCAACCGTTCATGTCTCAGGACAGCGTAGGAATCATGCCTTTACGGAGAACCGACGTTATTCGAGAACGGTCAGATTTCCATAATCCTGCTTTGGATTGGGATGCCACCGATTTTTGGTCTGTTGTCATTCAAGGCAGAAGTCAATGATTGCGCTCGGTGAGGATTACCGAAAGTGTGGTTGTCTGATTCCAGTATTGGCACAGCACATAAACAACCCTGTTTGTGGCGATAAACCTGAGGATGATGACGAATGATTGAATCAAAAATGATTTTTTTCATTAGATGCGATGATTGTGGTCGCATTGATAAAGAATTGTATTCCAACGCTCAAGACTGCAAGGCAGATAAATCAAAGAGAGGTTGGACAATTTCTGACACAGGCTGGATTTACGAGGAAACTGCTTTTTGTGGTTTTTGTTCATTGGATAAAATGTTGGTGGGTGAACTGTGATTATCCGAGAGTTCTCTGTCGTATGCGATGGTTGTGGTCGTGTTGACCAGGATAAGTTCGCTTATTCAAGTGACCTGAAAGCAGATAAACGGAAATCCGGGTGGAAGTTTTCTAACGAGGCTTACTGCCCGAAATGTGCCAATGAAACTATTACCTGTTCAATTTGTCAGGAACTCTTGACAGATAACTAACCCCCTGTTTCTGTCCGAGAGCGCATACCCCTGCCTATATGGTGGGGGTATGTCGTTTTCTGACCAACCTGATTCGCCGTTGAGAGAAGCATCAATTGCTTTGAATGAGATGTTTATGACAATGACGCAATCAGGGTTCACGGAGTTGCAGGCTTTACGCCTTGTTGCTTTTCTGATTGAAGACATGACAAACTCAGATCACGCAGACTAAAACCCTATAGAGGGCTTCTAAACAGTCCTTTACTTTAGAATGGCGAAAATGGCAGCTCAACCCGATTTCCAAGAAATAGGTTCTACCGGGCTTCAACGCACCTCAGGGTTCGTAATAGATGACTTCATAACGAACTTACGTGGCGTTCAAGGTATGCGCGTATGGCGCGAAATGTCGGACAACGATCCTGTTGTTGGGGCAATGCTGTATGCGATTGAGCGTTTAATCCTGGCTATCGAATGGAATGTTGAGCCGTTTACGGAGAAAAAAACTGATTCAATAAAGCGCAAGGATCAAGCTCAGGCTGATTTCATCAAGGAATGTATGGATGATATGAGCGAGTCTTGGCCTGCCATGTTGTCGCAGATCCTGTCGTTTTTGCCGTTCGGTTTTGCTTATTGTGAGATCGTCTATAAGAAGCGTCAGGGTCCTGATCAGAAGGACAGTCGCCGCAAGTCCAAATACACCGATGGCAAGGTTGGCTGGAGGAAGATTCCTCTTCGCGCGCAGGAGACTTTGTGGGATTGGGAGTTTGACGAGAACGGCTCAATTATGGCCATGCGACAGTCAGATCCTTCTGTTCCTAAGGGCGTAGTTTCTATCCCTATTGAGAAGGCTTTGTTGTTCCGTACTGTTTCGCCGCGCAACAACCCGGAGGGTCGCTCGATTCTTCGTAATGCGTATCGCCCTTGGTTCTTTAAGAAAACCATTGAGGAAATTGAGGCTGTAGGTATTGAGCGTGACTTGGCTGGTTTGCCTGTTGCTTATGTGCCACCTTCGTTGCTGTCTTCTAACGCCACCGCAGCTGAGGTTTCGGCGCGTAATGCGATGCAGGATCTGATCCGGGGTATCAAGCGCAACGAGAATGAGGGCATTTTGTTCCCTCTTGCCTATGACGAGCAAGGTCGTGAGCAGTACAAGTTGACTTTGTTGAGTTCCGGGGGAACCCGCAACTTCAATACTGATGCGATCATTGCCCGCTATGACCAACGTATTTCTATGATCATTTTGGCTGACTTCATCCTTTTGGGCCATGAAAAGGTTGGCTCGTTTGCTTTGGGTGCTTCCAAGATTGACTTGTTCACGTCGGCTATCCAGCAGATCGCCAACTCGATCGCAGACACTTTTAACCAACATGCGATTCCTCGTTTGATGAAGCTGAACGGTATGGATACGACCCGTATGCCGAAGATCAAGCCAGGTGAAATCACCCATGTTGACCTTGGTGTTCTCGGCGACTTCATCTCCAAGATGGCTGCCGCAGGTGCTATGCAACCTGATCTTGAGTTGGACAACTTCCTACGCGGTTTGGCTAACTTGCCGAAACGAAGCGAAGAAGAGGGTGTTCCTCAGCCAGGTATGGGTATGCCACCTGAGCAGGGTGCGCCTCCAATGCCGGGTCAAGCCCCAGCCCCAGCCCCAGCCGCAGCTCCTGAAACCAATGTGTTTGATCAGGTTGGGCAAGGCGGCCAAGCCGAAGCTACAGGAGCAACTACCGCTGACGCTGAGGAGTAGCCATGCCTTTCGTACAGAAGCATGTTGCTCGACAAAACCACGAGTTATGCGATGAGGATGTTCCCGGCTTTGAGCCAGTTTTTAAGGCTTTTGATGACACGATAGACCCGGCTATGCAAGCCGATATCGAAGCTTTGCAGCGTCTTTATCAGGATGCGATGGGCGGTATGGGCGCGACTGTTGATCGTGTTCGTGAAGGTTTGATTCGCCAGGGGCGCGGTGATGATCTTCGTTTGTTTCAGGAAACCTTTGCTGCACAAGCAATTGAGGATTTACGTCGGTCGCTTGGTGAGGTAAGTCTTGCTACCGAGGAGCAGGTGATGGCTGAGATTCGAGCCGCTATCACTCGACTTCCTTCCGGGGTTGCGGGAGTTATGCGATTTGATAATAAGGATCCCCGCGCTATTCGTTGGGCCGAGCAACGTGCTGGGGCGATGATTAAGCAGATTCAGGCAGACACCCTTCAGGCTGTTCGTGGGGCTATTTCTAGGGTTTTGACGGGTGGTGGAGGTATCCAGCGAGCTGCAAGGGATATCTCTCGTGTGATCGGCTTACATGATCGTTGGCAGACAGCGGTGAACAATTACTACAACAAAGAGGTCACTCGATTGACTCGTACCGCCGGGTTGGAGAATGCGATGATCCAAGCCCAGGAGTTGGCTTTGAAGTATCGAGATCAGTTGATTCGCGCTCGTGCTGTCAATATCGCTCGAACAGAGATTTTGGCTGCACAGAACATTGGTCAGGTGTTGTCGTGGTATCAGGCCGCTGATCAAGGCTTTTTGGATCTTGCTACAGCGCAAAAGGAATGGGTTATTGGGCCTGATGGTTGGCGTGGGGTCAATGTTTGTCCTATTTGTTTGGATTTGGCTGGGTCGCGTGTGCCTGTTTTGAGTGTGTTTACGAATGGGGAGATTTGCCCCCCGGCTCATCCTTCTTGCCGTTGTACGTTGAATCTGATTGCTTTGGTGGGTGTTGGCGATCAAGCGGATGCGTTGACTTCTGAAGATGAGGTGGATTGATGCCTTGGCATTTGAAGTCTGAGGGCGGTCAGGTGTTGGTTGTCCGTAACCGGGATAAGAAGGTTGTTGGCCGTCATGCGAACCGTAAGAAGGCGGCGGCACAAATGAAGGTGTTGTATTCGTTGGAGAAGTCAGAGTTTTGGGCTTTGATCGAGAAGGCTTCATTTGATGGGGATAGGTCGGCCGCCGGGCGTTACGCCGCTAATCAACGCTGGAAAGATCACAAGAAGAAAGAAACCACAGGTTCTTCGGCAACCAAGGATGCGATTGTTAAAGCTTTGCCGATGGCGATGGGCTTGAAGTCAACCCCTTGGGCCGCCGGGGATAGTGAACATTTTAGATCGTTGATCGAAGAGGGTGTTTCCGAGGAAAGCGCAAAACTGGCTACAAGCGCAACTGTCACTTTGGGTGATTATGGCGATCCTGTTGTAGCGGCAGGTAATTGTGGTGTTGCAGCGGTTGATGTTGGGTCATTTCTCATTATTGCTGGTGCCGCAAAAGAGGGCGAAGTTTTTATTCGCGAAGTTGGAGAACCTTCTTACGGTGATGAGGGTGGAACACACTTCGTTACCCATATCGGCCCAAAGGATTCCGAGGATGCGATTATCGTGGATTTCACTTTGAGACAGTTTGAGCCAAATGCAGATTTCCCTTGGGTGGGTACGGTCAGGGAATACCGAGAACAAGGGTATAAAACCGAGGAGTTAGTCGGCCCGGAAATGGGTGACCAAATGGACCCTATTGATGCGTCAGGCAATGTGCTGTATCCCTGGCTTCAACCGGGCTTCAAGGAAGATATGACTTCGGTATGAGCAAAATAGATTTTCGAGGCAGGTACGGTTCGGCTGGTTCTAAAGAGGTGTATTTCGCACGTATCCGAAAAGCCTTGGATTTTGAGAAGGCTTCGTTCGGCGGTGACAGGTCAGCTGCTGGCAGGTATGCCGCGCAACAGCGTTGGAAGGGTCATGTCAAGGATGCGACTAAGCCTGTTGTTAGGGAACGCAGGATGGCTGAGAAGTTTCAGGAAGGCCCAATACTTAGGAACGGTTACGACAATTTTGGTTTCCCAAAGTTGTTGACCCCGGATGAAGCGAAGGAACGGTTTGGCGAAACTGTAACTATGCACAAAGCATATTTTGCTGGTCGAGGCTTAGAACTAACTGTGAATGCTCAAACAAGCGATGGTTTGCCAAGATTTGATACAGAGTCTCCTGCCTATTTTGCTGTGTTGCAGGCTTTAGATGATGTTTTGGATCAGGTGGATGACACAAAGTTGAATGCCGATCCAAAGCAAGGTTTGTTTCCCGATGTGCGTATTGAGGATTATTTCTCAAACAGCGGTGACGGAACTGGTGGCTACTTTGAGTCACGTAACAATCAGGTGGCTTTGTTTATGAATACGGCGCAACTCATAGAAAAGGGATATGCAGACGGCCGCCCATTTGAAATTACCACAGTTCCACAGGTAGCCGCAGATGCGATTCAAGGTCTTCATGGAGGGGATTCAATTTCGGCGCGTATTGCTTATGGTTTTACGGTTCACGAAATGGGTCATTGGATTGATGATGCGTTAGGGAATCAATTTGGGGGTCAGCCGCCTAAAGGTTATTGGTCGGACACCCTTACAGACAAAGTTTCAAAAGACCCTGCAAAAGCTTCGGATGATGAAAGATCGTTTACTCTTAATTACACAAGCAACATGTCTTTTGGCACTAAAGGTTCTCAATACTCAAACACCGCGCCTGTTGAGAGATTTGCCGAGAACTTCACCGCATGGTTCACTTTGACAAAAGTAAGAGAGTCAGCCACCAATAATTTGAAACAAAGCCTTGCCGCTCAGGGTGGTTTCCTTGCTGTTGGGGCTGCTCTTGAGGTTTTGAAGCAGGGTCGAATTGTGGACAATGTGTTTAATTGGCGACCTGATCACCCGGTCTTTTTGTTTGCTTTCCGAGGTGAACCGTTTGATGTGGATGCGTTTAGGCAACAGTTGTTGGTTGGCATGATTAAGGCTTCTTTTGCTGGTGACCGTTCGGCCGCTGGCCGTTACGCGGCCAACGAACGTTGGAAGGGTCAGAAAAAAGTTGAGCCAGCAACTAACAGAACCGATGATCAGGCGACAGAGTTGGAGAAGTCGCTCAGTAATGCTTATGCAAAAAATAAGGTGACAACCGAAACGATGACTGAAGACGAAATGGGGTCTTTGTTGGGTTATCGAGGTCTTGATTTCTTTCACATCAATCAACTTTTGAGGACACAAAGAGATACGAAGTGGGGTCTTCAAAGAGAAAATGATGCGGCGGCTGGATTCCGGGCAGAGAGAATGAAAGACGTTGAAGTGATTGATGCGTTGATTGAAAGAACACCCCCATTGCAAGAAGATTTAATTGTTTTTAGAGGTATGAAAACAGAAGCGGCACAGGCCTTTGGTTTTACTTCTGATCGGATTATGACATTCAGGCAACCCGAACCTCAGAAAATTACAAATAAAGTCATTGTTGATAAGGGTTTCGCCTCAACATCGTTGGTTGCTAATCGAGCCAAGAACTTTGGAGGTTCGGGGTTTGTTATGGAAATAAAGATACCAAAAGGCAAAAAGGCTTTGTTTATGAATACGGCTGATATGGAGACAAGAAAGCATGGATCAGACGGTCGGAAAATGGATTTGGAGCATGAGGTTTTGTTGCCTAGAAATACCGCATTTCAAATTACGGGTTTACGCTTGTCGGATGGTGTCACAGTTATTGAGGCAGAGGTTGTGTCGTGATAGATAAGTTCACTTATGAATCTGAGGAAGAACTTTTAAGTTTTGATTCAATTGATGCTTACCAGGTTTGGATGAATGCGTCTAAGAAGCAGTCTTTGGTTGATCTAATCAAAGCCTCGTTTGCCGGGGATCGTTCTGCTGCTGGCCGCTATGCGGCGAACATGCGTTGGCAAGGCAATGTGAGGGATGCTACTAAGCCTGCACAGGCAAGGGATTTAACCGAAGAACTAAAAGACTATTTCGGAACAAACACCGAAGAGTATAAAAAATCTCAGGGCTACAAAGACATTCAACAAAAGCTAATAGATAAACAATCAAAAGGAACAGGGATTGGCGACCTTCAGCTTGAAGTAATTGCCGACAAACAAGGCTTTTCGGGTTTACCAAAAGTGGTTTCATCGGAAGAAATGGATCGGTTGGAAAAAGAAGGTTGGACTATTGCTTATCGTGGAATTGCAGATAGTTACTTTGAAGACATGATTGAGTTTCGTGCTGAAAAGTTGGCCGAGCAGTTCAGGACAGGAGAGTATTTTGCGGGTGTGGGAACTTCAGGAAACGGAATCTATTTCGCTTTAGATGAAATGGTCGCACAAACTTACGCAGGGAATGTTGAGGTATATGTTTTGGGTGGTGTTACTTACAGATCAATAAAAAAAGTTCCTAGCGGTGTAGTAGTAAAAGTGGCGATTCCGCCTGGTACTCTGATGAAAGAAGCCGACTTTTACAAGGAATTGTCTAAGCAAAAGGATCTTTATACAGGTTCCGGGTTCAATGGTGAATGGCATGGGGAAAGTGACATTGGGAGAAAGTTGGCGGCCAAAGGCACAAAAGGGGTGGAACTTTCACTTAGTTTTCGTTTGGGCGCAGATAAAGAATCAGCGTTTGTCATTTGGGATAGGTCAATGCTCGTTGTCGAAGAAAGCACACAAACAAAATGACACCTGAACAGTCAAGAGAATTAGCTTCCCTGATTCAGACTTTTTCTGATGTTGAGAAGGCTGATTTCTATTATTTTACGATGGTGGAAAGACAAGACCCTGTTGCTTATGTTGCTCGGATGCGAAAGCAGTCGCTAGTGGATCTTATTAAGGCTTCTTTTTCCGGGGATCGTTCTGCGGCTGGGAAGTATGCAGCGGAGCAACGTTGGAAAAACCATCGGAAGAAGGACAAAAAGCCAAAGGATGACGGCACTCCACCTATTGATCCAAAGCTTGTTCAGGCTAAAAAGATATTGGATGAGGCGTTCGGCAATGATGCGATAGCCACTTTGCGTTCTGCCTGGGATGTTCCAGCAGGAGTTATGACGGTAACGAGTACCGAAATGGAACTTGCTGGGCGGGTTGAAGCCGCTGGGAAGTTGATTGATGAAGTTATTGGAAGCGAATTGGCAAAAATAGAAAACGCACAAGCTGCCACTCGCTCTACCATTTTGTTCGCAAT